GCTGTTAGCAGCAATATTAAGTGGGCCGTTCATCTGGTTAAGAGCTGTGCCACTAGCATTAAGGTTATATACAATCTCGGTAGACGTACCTCCGGTAGAACTCTCGTCCGCCCCAGTCTGACTGTACGTGAATACTGTGGTAGAACTTACCGATACCGTGAAGTAACCGTTAAAAGATCTATTAGCAACCCCGTTAATGTTAACTAGGTCACCGCTAGTAAGCCCGTGTACAGCAGCATTTGTGACAGTGACGGTATTAGAGGCTCTTGCTACTGTACTTATCGCCACCCCTGCAATAGCATTTTTTGTGAACGTGGTAGACCCGCTAATGTTAGTTGTACCTGAAACATCAAGGTTACCGTTGATATCTACTAGAGCCGTGTCGATCTGTACTTCACCATCAGCAACAATGTCTAACTGACCGTCTACGCTTGAATTGACGTAAATCGCTGCATCGCGGAACTGAACCTTCTGTGCATTCTCAACATCGATGTCGTTAGCGCCAGTGGTATTACCGTTAGCGAGAATTTCAGATAGAGTATCAACAGTTCCGACTTGGCTATCGACGTAGGCTTTGATTGATTGTTGTGTGGCAAGTGCAGTGGCGCTATCCGAAGACATATCGTCTTGATCTAATACACTATCCACCGTAACCGTGCTTGTACCCAAACTTAAGCTATTTGCGTGGGTAACACCTTCTACGACGTTAGTGCCATCACAATAGACCAGCATGGTTTTACCGACAGGTACGGCAATGCCTGTACCACCAGAAGTTTTAACGGTAATGATCTGTGCGGTGTTGTTATCTACAATGTACAGTTTTGTGTTAGTTGGACAAGTTACTGTACCCGCGCCTGTCAATGCAGTACCCGTGTCAGTCAATTCTAGAATAGCGCAACGCGACTCGGCAGTAGTGCCGTCCGCCGTAGTTAAGGTATGTGCGTTAGCAGTCCACGAATCAATCGTGGCTTTACCAGCAATAGCCTGTTCGACCATCTCAGTAATATTGTCATTTACAACATCGCCCCAAGTACCGCTCAATTCCCCTTGGACTGGGAGAGCGAGTTTAAGGATCGTAGTATATTGCGTTGTCATGTTCTTACCCTCATGCGGCTATGTCTTGCCAGTTTGGATTCTGAGCTGTATTTATATTAACCCAATTTGGGTTTTGTGCATCATTAATATCTTGCCAGTTCGGATTTTGACCGGGGACTATTTGACTCCATATGTGTACAGTCCCTACTTCGCCTGTGGCTGCTACGCCTGTAACGGGTATAACAACACCAACCCCTACAGTTACATCACCAATAGCGCCTGTGGCTTGTACTCCTGTAACTGGCACTCGAATAATCAAGTCTACTGTTACTGTACCAAGAGCCGTAGTTCCTTGAACACCAGTTAGGGCTACATTTGCATCGCCCCCTACCGTTACAGACCCTGTTTCTACAGTTCCAGCTACACCTGTTACAGCGACTATAGCATCTGCATTTACCGTTACACTACCTACAGCACCGGTAGCTTCTAGCCCTGAAGGAGTTACAACTGCGCCTCCAGTGACGGTTACAGACCCTAAAGCTGTGGTTCCTGCGACACCTGTTACTGCAACAATTGCGTCAGCGGCTACGGCTACATTACCTACAGCACCTGTGGCTTCTAATCCTGACGGAGTTACATTCGCATCCCCGCTTACGGATACTGCACCAATATTGCCTGTGCCAGCGACTCCAGTGACGGCTACAACTGCATCGGCGGTAACACTTACATTACCTACTGCTCCCGTTGCTTGGACACCATCCACATTGACAATAATAAGGGGGGTTCCCCAAGAACCTTGACCCCAACTGGCGCGTCCCCAGCCTTCGTATGTCGTAGAAGATGGCATCCTTTAGAGCCTAAGCTATCCTGATAATCGCGTTAGTTGCATCAGCAGTGGGGAATGTAATCTGGAAATCACCCGCTGTAGATGTCTTATCACCACCAAAATCAAGTACAGCAACTGCTGGAGTAGATCCACCATCTTGATAAATCAAAGCTCCACGCGCTGTAATTGTTGCTGTACTCCACGTAGTTGTATCGAAGCTAAGAAACGCCGTAGTGCCTGAAGTCGTTGGGTTTGTAGAGATCGTCAAGGTGTTACCACCCGCAGTATATCCCGTACCCGATACTTCATTGCTTGTAGTATACGCAGTTGTAGCGGCATCCAAAGACGCGCTAGACGTATATAACGCGATCTTATAAGACTGCGCTGTGTCACTACTAAAATCCATTTCTCCGTCAAGTAATGCTTGCTTGAACGAAGTACACATTGCCTGTGTAATTGCCATGTTAAACTCCTTAAGTTACTGGAACCCGTAATTGTCCTGAACGGAATGCGTCTTCGCGCAGTTTGCCATCCCCAAGATTCTTGAGTAGGCCAAGAGTCTGTACAAATAACCGCTCGTACAGAGCCACAAGATCAGGTTCACCTTTCATAAACCGTATCGCTTCAACCAACGCACCATTCAATAATGCACTGTCAAACTCGTTACCTAGCCACGTAGTACCTGCGGTCACGATAGACTCAGGATAATACCCGTAGTGTAGCTCTACTGAGTACCCACTATCAGGTGTCGGCCCAACAATAAACGCATCGTCATTGAAGTATGCGTAGTGTACAGGCAGTCCAGTAGAAGTAGCGTTAGGGTACGCCTCACGTATAAAGTTAACGTCTTTGTTAATGAGGTACGAGTAGTTACCACTGCCGTCAATCACGGCTAACGAATACGACCATAGGAAATCAGACGGTGTATCTAGGTATTTGTTGTCTGTGGTCAACGAACCAGTAACGTTTTTACGTAACGCAGGTATCTGTACAGTGTTGTAGATCTTCTGTTCTGACTGTTCAGTGAACAAAGCGAGCTGGTCATCTGTAAAACTTGTTTCACAAATGTCCTGAATATCTGCTTTAAGCTGCGTGTAATTCATGGTTTAAGCCATCGGCCCTCGACACATAAAACCTTTAGTCGCAGCGCCAGCACCGCGCATCTTAACACCGGACGTTTTAACGCCTTTCATGCTTGGCTTGGGGCCATAAGACTTAACACCTTTGTCTTTATGTACTTTTACTTCATCCATGCCAAAAACGTTTTTAGGGTTATACATCGTACTACTCCTATGTAGTCGTTACTGTAACTGTACCTACTGACCCAGTAGCCAGTAAGTTGTTAGGGGTTAGGCCAAACGGGTCATTCCCGCCACCTACAGGGTTCCAACCCCACTGTATATCTCTACTACTATAATTCCCTGACACACCTAAACTCCTATCAGGTCTAGGGTTCCGTATTGCCTGTGGATCACTGACCGGAAACTCACCTAGTTTAAGCTGTGGTTGACTCGGATTCCAACACTCAGGACATGCTTTTATCTGTGTTTCCCTATCCTTAACAACCAGACTCTTCAACTCTTTCAGTTTGTACTGGAATCCACACACATCGCACATGGCGATGGCTTTCTTGTCAGAAGCAAACCTCGTGCCCATTGTTAGATCCTACCTGCGCGAGGCACAAACCTAATTGGGGCTTTTTCCCTGTCTTCTCCTGCCGCAAGTTCAAACTGTTCTTCGTATGCTGCTTTGAGCATAGGTACCCTGTCCATAAACTCGGGGACTTTCATAGCAATATGGTAGGCCAGACCCGCTACTAAGCACGGGAAAAACCTAAAATTCATGTCAGCCGTTTCAATACCGTTGCCTGCGTCTTGCACACGTCGCATACGCCAGTAAATAATCTGGTAGGTTTCAACATTGTCCGGGACGGGCCATACAGTTACCGAGGGGACTTGTTCCCAGTACGCTGGTATAGCGGTACCACCCACAGTATGTGTCGCTGCTGTAGTGCCCTGCTGACCTCTGAAGCAGTTCTGTAACACGTTACCGGTAATGTAACTGTAGTTAATAATCTCGTTTTCTAACTTGATAAATCCCGCAGGTGGTAGACCAGCCACCCCACTTAACGTGATTGTCGTATCTGTGCTGGATGCAGTAGCAGCTAACGTAAGACCTGTCGGGTAAGTTTGCCCGCTGTCCCTGTGCACGACGACTTGTATAGGACGAGCCTGTGTTATTTTGTTTGGTATTGACGAATACGTACTGATACTAATCCGACTCAGTGTTAGGTCAGATTGGGTAGTTTGGTTGTTCGCACCCGTCCGAATAGAGTGTTCTAGTAAGTCAATCGTGTCGTCCGGTAAAGCGTACGTAGACTGTCCTTGCACGAGATCCAGTGACCCCTGCTCGATAGTCCACATATTAATGCCACGGTTCTGCCACTCAATCGTCATCAGATTCATAGAACGACGTGCAGTCTGGAGATCATACCCAGACCGTAACTCACGCCCAGCGCGTTCCCACGCCTCTTCAGCGATGTCTGTGAACGGCATATTGAATGCTGTTGTGCCTGATGTAGCCATTATTTTTTCCAGCCGTTTTTAGCTTTCTCTTTAGCTTTTTTGGATAACTGTCCGTAGTGATACAACTTCTTTGATGTATTAGACATAGCTTTGCCTGTCATCAACGTACCATCAGGGTGTTTGTGCATCCCACCTTTATGTTCTGCACCATCCTTGAAGTAATGTTTTACACCTTTAGCCACTTCGTTTCTTCCTACGTAACGGCGCTACACGCTTCGGTTTACCCGCTGGTTGACCCAGTTTCTTCTTCTGGGCTACCCGTTTAGTCTTCTCCGCTTTAGTCATTTCAGAAGACGTTTTTGGTGTCTTGGCAGATACCCGCTTTGTAGGTCTACAGTACGGCGTACCACGCTTTTCACCCTTAGTTCGTCCACAGGCTTTACCTGTACGAACGTCCTTCCAGTCTTCCTTGAACCAACGTTTTAGGGCTGCGCCCTTTGCGGTCTTTCTAACGGCCACTTTTGTTACCCCAGTTCTTAGCGCCTTTTTTACGACACTTCGCAATAGCACCTGAAGCATAGGCGGACGGAAAGACTTTGTAGCGTGACTTAACTTTGTTATAGCACGCGTCTTTAACCGAACCGCCTTTTTTATAGTAGCAACGCATTAGCTACCCTTCATACTTACCATTTTGGCTTTACGAACGCCTTTGGTAGCGCAACCCGCTCCACGGACTTTTCCACCAGACTTGTAGATTTTACCGCCAGCTTTTCTACCACCACCGCCTCTGCGAGTAGAACCTCTACGGCTTCGGGCTGCTGCTTGACGACGCTGTTCAGCAGTGGGATCACTAATACGTCGGGGTCTACTCTCTTCAGGCATAGGTAATCCGTTTGCGTCGATATATTCCGTCAAAGCACTTGGGCCACCCGTAACACCAGCGCGTGGGTTAGCCATACCTACGGGCATACGTCCACCACGTTGGAATTTCATAGCCTTGTCACCAGCAAACTTACGTCCGCCCATTGACTTCTCCATGCCTTCACTCTCATCACGACGAGACTTCATGGATTGTTTTTTCTTACCGTTTTTAGCGCCCATAGAATCATCTAGGCGAGCATTATATCCTTGCTTCTTCATTTTAGTTACACCACCTACGTTTAGTTTTTTTACTTCACGACCCTTCAAAATGTCGGCTTGCGTAACCTTACCGTCGCCAGTTAGGTCAGGAAAACCACCAGATTTATACTTCTTCATCTTCATGAATTCCTCTCCAACATTTTTTGGGACACCAACTTGTTTAGCGAATTTAGGGTTATTGGCTACTGCCGCCATAAACCGCTGTTGTTTTTTAGACTTAGCGGGCATCAGCAGTTCCACTTCCGTAAACTTTTGTTGATCCTGCTATTCGGATCATTCGCTGTTTTAGCACTAGTATTACGCTTCTTCATACCTTTCATGCGAGCACAGAAAGACTTGCGGCGTTTGGCGGCTTTAGAACCTTTTTTCAGCTTGCTTGGCTTCGTAGTAACAGCAGTTTTTAACTTGCTGCCGGGGTTAGCCTTACGATAACTAGCAACGCCCTTTTTGTTCAGGCCGCCAGACTCACTCTTGCCTTCCTTACGCGTCCACGCAGGGGATTTAGATACTCCCCCACCTGCTTTGTAATAAGCACGCATCTGCGTTACCTATAGAAAACAGTCGCTGCTGTACAAGCAGTAAAGGTCGAAACGTAAACGTCATCAGGACATCGGATACCATCATCGGGGATATTGACCGAATGCGTAGAACTTGCACTGAAGTCTAGATCTAACACTGTATTCCCACCGTTACCATCAGTGACAGTAATACGAGGAGAACCAGTAGTAGTCAGGACTTGAATCTGCGTAATACGCGCAGGGCCAACACCTAATGATCCGGTTCCTGTAATCCGTTTTGATTGGATATCAGAACTAGACATTACCTACTCCCTATGGCTGTACCGCAGTGTTGTAGGCTTGTGCGTACAGAATCGTGATAACTGCTTCCCCAGCGGTGGTTGCTGCACTGTTAGTAACCGTCAATTTAAGATCAGCCGTACCAGTGTTTGCCCATGCGTTCGTGCCACCACCTTGAGTAGTAACAGTCTTCAGGCCAGCAGTTGTACCGCTTGCAAGGGTGTTCAGAATAGTAGTCGCTCCACCAACAGTATCACCAACGCTAATGTTGGTAGTGGCGTTAGCTGCTGTAGCTAAATCTACAACTACGTCGATAATTTTAGAGTTTGCAGGAATAACCATGTCAGTTGATCCTGCTGCAATTGCGCCACCGGAAAGATCCATTGTGTGCGTCTGCATCATGACAACATAGCCAACGTTGGCTACATCACTACCTAACGTAGTTCCTACAGTGTTGCGGATATTACCAGCCCGGATTGGGCCAGAGAAAGTTGTGGTACCCATTGTAATCTCCTGTCTTGGGTTAAGTCTGCTTTCGCAGTCAGGACTTACTTTATACTACAGAAAAAAGAAAGGGGCAACATGTGCCCCTTCTTCTGTACCCGCGTTTATGCGCCGGGAGAACCAAAGATTCCCAGTGGGTCAGAAACCCCAAAGGAATATCGCTCTCTAGCTTTGTAGCGCGAGTTGCCAGTATCGAAATCAGCATCCATAGACGTTGACATCGGAGTACGGACAAAGTGCTTCAAACCGTTAGGTACGTCAGTCATTAAGAACCACGCATCTGGATCAGTCAGATAGTGGTTAACTGCGTATCCTTCAGGGATAGAGCCGTTGTTACGGAGTGCGTTGATATCGTTATCCGCAGTACCAACACGTCCTTCAGTTTCTAACAAACGAGTTGCTACGAACTGGAGGTTGGGTGGGATAATCAGCTTGCGAGGCTTCGCAGCGATCAACAGGCTTCGCTCATCAGTCCAACCAGCAATCTGAATAACAGCCGCTTCCAAAGAAGTTTCGTTAAGATCAGCCGCTACAGCGGGACGGTTTGAGTTAGTGCCACCAGATACAAGTGGGTGTGCCGTTGAGCAAAGCGTTTGGCCGTCACCGTAAGTGGTTCCAGCAGCAAAAGCGTTGTTCAAGATGGTAGCACCTTTAACTTGCTTGGTGTACGCCATAGCGCGAGCGAGAGCTTTGGTATAACGAGCAGACAATGAGTCATACAAGTTATCTTCGATAGCTTCTTCAGTGATACTGAAGCCCATCGCAATGGTCTCGTGCGTGTAACGTGCACTCCATGCTTCCTGTGCATTGTCATATTCGATGGCAGAGCCTTCGTTTTTAACAGGTGCGGCAGAGAAGCCAGACAGTTTAGTTTCTTCCTCAAAAGAGCGATCAGAAGATTCTGTTTCAAAAATCTCCTTCGTCTCTTCACCGTACTTCGCATACTCTAAACCAAATAGAGCATTCAGACCGGGGAGGAGTTCTTTCAGTAATTGGGCGCGTGAAATTGCCATGTTATACTACTCCTTATACGCCAGTTGCGTTTTGATACTGGTGCATACCCCAGTTCCACTTCACGATAACCTCTACGAAGGCATCAGCGCCAGTAGCCGTTTCGGGCACTACGTCAATGATTCGGATAGGCTGTGTGTTCGTGGTAGCTGTAGTAGAGCTGATAGAGATTTTAGAATCCCCAGTAGCGGTACTTCCAGCAGTCTGGATGAGCACAGAGTTATTACCTACAGCAGTACGAGCTACCGAGGCGATGTTTGCAGTGCCAGCAGCAGTTACTGCGACCTTGAACAAAGCGTCGGGATCGTCCACAACGTAAGCAACGATGTCACTAGCAACAGTGCCAGTGGGATAGTATTGACTGAACAACGTGTAACCCAAAGCAGGGCTAGTGTAAGAACAGCCAACAAAAACGCCAACGGGGGTGGCCGTAGCAGTACCAGTGTCTTTCTCAATAGTACCGTCATTGATTAGCTTTACAACATCACCGTTGAAGATGTTTGCTGCATAGCCAGAAGCAATGGGGAACTGTCGAGTAGCACCAGCAAATACCCTACCACCGACCAAGTTGACCGGCTTCAACCCGTAAGGGGCTGATACAGTTGGATAAGCCATTAGAGACTCCTCAAATTAAAGTTTAAGTTCCTTTACCAAAAGTGACCTTTGTCTTCCGCTCGTTGAATAGCGGCATACGTGGGTCGTTCTCTCGCATGAGGTTATTATCCACTGAATGAATTTGAGCATCATTTTGTTGTTCATAATGCGCGTTTCGTTCTTGTGGTAATTCTGAAGGAGCTTTGCACAACATCAAACCACCAATCACAACGTTATCTTTAAATCGCTCGTTTTCCACGGTGACCATTGTAATTTCTGGGTGATCTTCTGCTCTGACAGGCTCCCAACCTTCACGGAGTTTAGAAGAAACGTTCATGGCATCAACTTGTCCTTGAGTGCTTACACGTACCCATTTAAAGTCGTATCCGTCTTCAGGTGTTGGCGAAGGCAAAACTTCTGGCCTCTTCCAAGCCTGTTTACGGGTCGTCTTTGCGCGAGTGGTTTGCTCTCTATCTAATCTATTTTGAGCCATTATTGTTTCCTCATGTCTATAGCAACCTGTTTGGCGTATTGTTCTGGTGTAAGACCTAACCGTTTAGCGACGGCGACTTGTGTTTGCGTTAACCTAATCTTCTTAGGGGCTGTGCTCCGCGTTGCGGGTGCAACCACATTTGCCTTTCGCTTGGGCTTTTCGGCCTCTATTTCACCAACATCCTCGAATTGATCGGGGAATACTTGTCGCATACGAGAATCAATTCTCTCGTAGTATTCTTCAGTTTGAGGGTTGATACCCTCTTTGACAAGTTTATTATGCAACCCCAGCGCAAAACTTGTCATTTCATCGTCTTGTCCGAACCACGTATTGGACGCTGCCCAATCGTTAGCCCGTTCATCAACAATAGGTGCTGGGGCGGATTGTTCTTCTATTTGTTGCGTTTGTACCTCAGTTTCCTCTGATTGTAAAGGTTCGGTACGTAAGTTATCTAAACGGTCAGCCTTTATCTTGGCGTTAGTTAGTTTCTCTTGCGCCTCTACCAACTTATCAGCGTCACCTGCTTCATACGCCTGTTTGTAAGCACGTTTGGCAAGAATCATCTCACCGGCAGCGGTACGTTTAGCTTGTTCTAGTAAGGCTTCCTGATTCTGACTGACAGTACCTTTAAGTCTTTTATTCTCGTCAACAAGCTGTTGAGCCACTCGTTCCAACTCTTGGCGTTCACGTAACGCTGCTTCTTTAGCCCTACGTTCATCGTGATAACCTTTACTAAAGTGGCGGATTCGGTTTTGTACTTTATCAGAGTATTCCGCAAGCTCCTCATCAGTAACTTCCGCTGGTGGTTCCGCAGGTTTGCGGTTTCGGTCAGCTTTTGGTGTGTCATCAACAACTTCGACTTCGAGATCATCTTCTACCGCTTCCTCAACTACGGGTTCAGGTTCTGATTCAGGTTCAATCTGTGGTTTACCCGACAAATCTATTTCGGTAGCACTTGAATCTTCGATTTCAATATCCGTGCTAGTTTCTTCGTCTTCGTGAGGGAAACTAAATTCTACTTTTTGAAATGGCATGGTTACCTCCTATGCGCGTGTGATACCACGGGGGTCGGCCACAATAGCCTCAATAGAGTCATCGTTCATCAAACGATACTCAACCCCACCAACTTTAAACCGAGTGCCCGTATTCATACGGAACATTACATAATCCCCCGGCTTACACCACGGGCCTGACGGAAACCGATCTTCGTCAGAATAGGCTTGATCGCCCATATCCAACACCAGTCCGATTATCGACATAATGTGTTCTTGGCTTATTGTGTTTGAAGATTTAAGCAGCCCGGTATCCCCGAACGTCTCTTCAACTTGTGGTAACGCAACCAAGACCCTGTAACCTACGGGTTTGGGTAACTGCGCCTCTATCTCTTCCTGCGTCAGCATGTCTTCAGGGGCCAACGTTTCTATTGCTTCACTCATCGTATTCTTCCATATTGCGCGAGAGGTCTTCTACATATCGGATACAGGTTTCGAGACCCCGAACCATACCTGTAACTTCCTTGTACTGGGCAAAGTCTTTCGCTCCCCCATTACCAAGAAACTGTAGTGCAGAGGATTTATCTTCCTCGAATTTATCTTTAAGCACGTCTAAGACGGTTTTAGCCATTACTGACCCTTATTCTGTTGTTCGATGAGCCGAAGCAAATCTAGACTGAGTTTATCTTGCGATTCAGTGGTCGATTTAGCGAGCTTCAGTCCTTCTTTTTGAGCTTCCAGTTCTAGTTCTTTCTCATCCAACCCTAGCTTTTTAGTGTCGATAGCGGAATCAAGTGCATCTTTTTGCGATATGCGTTCTTGTTCAGCCATGCGGAGTTGGATTTCTGCCGCATCTTTCTGAGCTTTACGCTGCACTTCTTGCTCTTTGATCGCCACTTCACGCTGCTGTAGCTGGAATATGGGGTCTTGAGCTTGTTGCTGTGCTTGCGCTTGCGCCTGTTTCTGTTGGTTTGCCTGACTGAGTTGTGTACCTGCCTTCGCCATAAGCTGTGCAAGGGTTACTTCAATCTCTTCAGGCAACTCTTCGTTGGGTGGTGGTAAGTCTGCACCCAGTTGTTCTTCTATCTGCGCCCGATACTGGAACCCTAAGTGCTGCGCCAAGTGTGCTTGCAGAGCGGCCATAATAGCCTGACCCTGCGGGTTTTGACCGATCATCTGGGCTACCATAGGGTCTTGCATAAACGACTGGTGGGTCGCTATGTGCGCTTGGTGATCTTGCTGTATAAACGCTTTGAGTGGTTTTCCAACCAACGCATCCATGTTTTCACTGACTGGATCAACCGGTTTAAGATCTTCTTGGGTCGGGACAAGTTTATCTGCATTCTTAACTCCTAGTACCTCGATCATCTGCCTGTGTAACTGTGGCAGATCGTATATCTGTGGGGCGCTCTGCGCCATCTGCAATACCGCTTGATACTGTACAACTCGCTGGGCCATCGTTGACGAGTTAGGATCACTGACGGGGATCACGTCCACCATCATGTAGTCCGCTACCCTCGCACTGACCTCACCCCGCATGGGGATATAGTCGTACTCAGTGGGCGCATACTCTGCCATTAACGCTTTGAGCATCTTGAACTCTTGCTTCATCGCGTAGTGGACACGGGCCTGTACCGCAGCCATAGGCTTGAGCGTACGTTCCAACAGTGCCAGCGTCGTTCCTACCGGAGCGTTAGCTGACATGTCAGAGATGTTCATATCACTGATCGCCCCTAACCGACGACCTTCAGTGGTGATCTGGTTAAGTAGCGCAAGTAGAGTCTGGCTTGGCTCCTTGTACGGAAGTGGCATAATGTTGTCACGAATACTTCCAGACGGTACATCCACATCCTTCCATTCACCCGGTTCGATAGGCGAGTCATCGCCCTTGATCCTCAAACCACGGGATTTCAACCCTCCGGGTAAGTTAGACAGCGTACCGGCATCAACCAACTGACGGATAAGTGAAGTACCT